TCTTTTATCTGTGCATTTGCTTTTTTTCCTGCATCGTCATTATCAAATGCGGCTAATACCCTCTTTGAACGACGCATAAGTTTTACTTGATCTTCACTGATTATGGCGCCATAGGTAGAAATTGCTCCAGTACGACCTAATGAGGCTAACCTGACTACGTCTAATGGGGACTCTACAACTATAAGTAAATCTGGATCCAGGTTCTCTACATTAAATACTGTTCGTGACTTCTTTACTCCTGCAGGTTGATTCTTAAAGAATCTGCCTTTTGCGCCCTTCTCTTGCCATCCTAAAAGTGTGTAGTTATCGGGATCACGAATTGGAAGTATCCAAGCCGCATTCTTAGCATCCCAGCGAACACCGCAAGCATCTACGGCTTCTCGTGTTAAGAATCTTTTCTTTAACTCAATGTCTGGTGCATCGGTATAAACAGCAAGGCGTGCCTCACTCATAGTGATTGGTTCAGAGGGCTGTACATATTGAGGTAAATCTTGAAAACGCTTCATAAGACCATCTAAGGGGGCATTCCCTTTATCTTTAATAAACGCCTTTGCGCCATTTAAGTTGGTTCCTGTTAGGTCTTTAACAAGGGTGTAGATGTTTCCCTTGTAACCGCAAGAAAAACATATGTGAGCACCAGTCTCTTTGTTTATCCACCAAGAGGGGTTGTGGTCTTCTTTACCAGTTCTCTCTTTGTGCATTGGACACAGACCCTGTACTTCATCACCTCTTTGAGAGTAAAGAGTAAGATCTAAAGAAAGAAGAACTTTCTCGACATCTATCATTGTCTATTCCAATCAGCGCAATACTTGCACTTCAAAGCGTCATCTTCATCGTGGAAGCAACCAGTTTCCCACTTCCAAGTAAGCGCAACTTCACTTGGGCCACTGTTACGGCTTGCAACAATCTTCAATAGTCTGATGTCTTCGTCTTCTTCTACTGGCTCTAAACCAAGGATTACATCTGAGTCTTGGAAGAAAGAAGATGAGTAACCAATAGAGTCAGCAGTAACTTTTCCTGCTCGCATCTTCCATAGCAAGGTCTGAGTAGTAATGATGATTGGTTTGTCTATCTTCTGGGCTAAACGTTTTAGGGCACGAGTTATGTTAGTAATTGCTTGTGGAGTATTCATCTCTCCAGTAATTTCATCTAGCATCAAGTACACACCATCAACAAAAACTATGTTTGGTTTTGTATTCTCAATCTTTGCTGCCAATGCTGAAACGGTAATTCCGTTTACTGCATCAACTAGGTGGAAGGAGTGTTCTTTCTCCATCTCGTTTAACACATCGACATAACGATCGTTTTCTGCTGGAAGTAACTTTCCTCTACGTAGTCGCCCGTGAGATACGTGTGCTCTCATAGAGTCGTGGCGTTGTTGTTGCTCGTGGTTATTCATTTCAAAAGACTGAAACATTGGAATATAACCTTGTTGGTGAACGTTAATAGCAATCTTCAACGCAATCTGAGATTTACCAGTCTTTGGTGGAGCAATGATTGTTACCAGTTGTCCGCCTTGTAAACCAGCAGTTGCTTCGTCAATCTTTGCAAAGCCAGTAGGTATTCCTAAGAACTCTTCGTTCTGTAACGCTTGATAGTCTTTGTAACGTTGCTCTGTATTTTTAGTAAGGTCGATCTCGTGAGTTCCGAGAACACCTTGTTCGTTAACTTTGGTAACCGTTGCTTCCATTGCAAGCAATGCTGCATCGTGGTTATTGTCCTGCAACATTTCAATTGCAGTTTCAAGTCCTTGTCGAGTTAATAACCTACGACGAAAGTCGACCATAGTGTCAAGTAAGTATTCGACATTATCTTGTACATCTAAAACTTTATAGTTTGGGTAATGATCCTTAACAGTTACTGCAGTTGGAACTTCGCTGTATTCACTGTAATGCTTACGGACAAACGCCCACACTTTTCGGTTGTCATCATCTAGAAACCAAGCATCAGTTACTCCACGAGTTAACGCAGGAGTTATCTCTCTGTCTCGTATTACCTTACTAACTAAACGATGTTCGTTGTCCGCCGCCACATTGCCCCCTCTTACAGATTATCTATCTCTACCCCTGCTGATCCATACATCGCAACTCTCCAAGGAGCGTCTATAACGCCACGAAGATTAGCACGATATGGAAGTTTCCTAACTAACTCTCCTGGTCCCTGATAAAGGTGCCAGTAGTTGAAAGGGTTTACTACTTCTCTTTCTAGTTTATCAAATGCTTTTTCTAACAGTTCTTCAGTCCAACCAAGTTCGGCATATCCAGCAAGTTCTAATGAAATTCCGTAGTTGTTGGACAGGAGCCATAACTTATTAGCATTCACTAAATTTATCTCGCCAAGTTTTACTTCAACTTTTTTAGACAGTAACTTCTTAGTTTCCTCCTCGACTAAGTTGATTACTACATCTGTTACACAGATTACTTGTGGAGAGGAGACGTTTGAAATGTCCCCGTTTTTCATAGTACCTCGACTTTAGCATACCTAACTACAAAGTCACGAAACTTCTTAGGGTCATCACTTGCTTTCAAAGCAAGATCTTCTGAAACCTCATTAGGAACCAGTATTGAATAATGTCCCTTGTTTAAAAGCATCTTAGTGTCTACAAAGCGTGTGTGTTTGCAGTCAGCACTCTTTTTCCATATAGGACAAGAGCAACGTGTCTTCTTGGTATCGGTGTCAACTTCAACCTCAAAGATACCTGCAGCCTGAGCAGAGATGAACAATTGAATGGTCCTCCAAGGACTTTCCATACTCATCCCTTTCATATTGCTGATCTCTGATCTACACCAACGATAGGAACTCGTACAAATGCTTCATTAGCAAAACTTGCCATTGCTTCTTTGTACTGTGCTTCCCAATCTTCCAACCGAACATTGGTTGTAACAATGGTAGGCAACGCCTTGTCGTATCTAAGTCTGAGTATCTCATCAAATGATGAGTCGTCGTACTTTGAACCGTATTCTTTTCCTAGGTCGTCTATTACTAGAACCCTAACGTTTAACCAGTCAAATTTAGAACGTCCGTGAAACCCATCAACGATGTAATTCATCTCCCGTTTGTCCTCAAGGTCAGCATCAAATGTCGCCTTTTTACGAGACAAAAACTCAGGGTATGTCATGTAGTAAATAGGGCGAGCATTTAACCCAAAGTCGGATGAGTTCATCCCCAATACCTTTGCTGCTTCAGCATCATTATCAGGTAGTCGACGCAAGAACTCCATAGCCGCAACTACGGCATGAGTTGTTTTGCCAATACCAGGACCGCCATCAAACAAAAGGCCTACACCGTTTATACCAATGTTTCCGATTTGCTTTATGACGTGACCGTTAGCGCAGTCATCAATCCACGTAGTTACTTCTTGAGGGATAGAACCAGCACGATCAATTATGTCCTGAGTACCTAAGCCTAAGAAGCGACGTGGGATATTGGAGTTCTTTAATAACCAGTGTTTCTTCAAAGAAGAAAGTTCATTAATGTTATAAATCTTCGTCGTCCTCAAAATCTTCTGCAAAGTCAAGTTCGTACATACCGCCGTAGCGTAACCCTATGGTTTGAAAAAATGCTCCAATGGTCAACATCACGTCGCCAAAGAATCTTAAGAACCTGTTGTCTGTTCCGTAAACAAGTCGTGACTTCATGCTTTAAACGCCAATTCACCAGTGAATGAAACTGGCTTGCCCTTAACATCTAACGCAGATCCAGCAATCATCTTTACAGACTTGCGAGGGGTAAGTGCTTGCACTTGGGTCTTTACCCAACGCTTTGCTGCAGATGCGTTTGCCCACGCTGTTGTTACTTGTGCAACCGCGACATTCTCTTCATTGATGACTGCAACAAATGCAAGCCATGCTCCACCCTTTTCAGGATTCTTATTTAGATTTACTACAAACTTGCGTGATTCTTTTTTAGCCATTTGCTTTCTCCTTAAGTTGTCGTTCGTATCGTTCTAGTTGTGCTCTGCCAGATAAAGAATTCTGGAACACACGCCCATCGCTGGCTACGAGTGTCCCCATCTTAACCACAGTTTCTGCAGGAGCGTTAACTTTGCCTAACCCTAAGTTTTCTCGTGCTTGGTTCATCTTCTTGCCAAAAGAGGCTAGGTAAAGTTTGTAAAGGAACGGTGCTTCATCGCCAATGTTCCTAAAGTTATTCTCATCCGTCATAAACAAACGGAGAAGTTCTAACTCAATTAAGGCTGTGGTTTGGTATTGCTTGCGAAATTTACTAAGTGCTCCCGACAGTTGTCGCACGTTGACGGTGCCTGGGAGTAACGGGTAGCGTTTACCAACTCGATATGAGAATTCAGCAGCGACGTCCATTGCAGTCCACTCATGCTCTGGTCGCTTGCCCCTAGTCCTAGGATCGGATTTTCTGATCTTAGGGCTTTCCGCATCTCTGGGTTCAACCAGCCCAAAGCCAGCGAGACTATCTCCATCATCTTCCCATTTTCTCATAGGTACCTTTATCTCTTTCATTGAAACACCTTCGGTGTTTCTAATATCTTTTAATTGATTACTATCTTGATCATTAGGTACTAATGGCTTATTGACTATTATGCTACGTGACCTATAGTCATGTGAGGTGCGGACATTTGAAGCCCA